CCTAAAGTAGAAAAATACTTATATTTACAACTATCTCAAATAGTAAAAGAAAAAACAGGAGAAACTATGGCAACACGAAAAGATTCTTTTGCTTCTTATCAAAGAGCAACAGCAAAAACACACGCACAAAAACGAAGAGCTGAAAGACTTGAAGCACAGCAAATACATCAACGAAAATTAATGTCCTCTGTAAGTGCTTTAGATATATCTTCACCAACCTCAGAAACTTTATCTTATGAAGGTTTAATAGAAGCCCAAAGAACATTAAATGAACAAAGAACAGCTAGAACTAGAAATCCTCCACCTTCGCCTTGGTCAGACCCATTTCCATCATTGCATACAACAACAACAGATACAACAATAGAACCAGAACCAGAAAAAGTAGAAGAAGATACAACAACTAGTTTTCAAATTACTTTACAAGAAAAAGAATTTATTATCTTAAAAACTATCGCTGGTCATGCTGAAATTTCTCCAGGAGAACTATTAGCTAAAATAATTATGGATACTCTTAATCCTCACAAAGGTATTGATAAGAAAAAAGAAAAGGAATCTTCTGATGCTTGATATGCTAACAAAATATCTAACTGAAAAAAATATGTTCAATAAAGAACTTCCTGAATTTATGGATGATATGACATGAGATGACTTTATTTGCTTCTCAATTTAGTAGACATATTGAACTTACAGATAAAACACTTATACCTGTAAATGCTATTACTTTTGTATTAGCTTCTAGTGGGTTCAATAAAGATAGGTCTGCAAATGGTATGAGAAAATGTTTCTCTGAAGGTTATACACTTATAAATGAAAAGAGAAAAAATCTAGCTATTCAAAAAGCTATTCAATTAGCTACATTAGATGGTAAATGTAATAACCCTAATGATATAACATGTTGGAAACAATTCTATGAAGACCCTACACCTTTATTCATAGCTACATCTACTGAAGAAGGGCTTATATCTCATATAAATGAACTAGAAGAGGATGAATTAGGTGCTGCAAGTATTTATGTAGGAGAACTTGGTTCAGAGCTTCAGAGCAATCCTAACATCATTAACAACATACGATTATATAGTGAGTTATATGACTTAGGATTTAAAGAGGTTAAAAAGATTAAGTCTAAAGAATTCCAAGCTAAATCTATTAACTGTATAGCAGCTAATGGTTTATTCATAGGTAGTCATGATAATATTCTATATGATGATACAGTTAAAAATAAATTTAAATTAGAATTTACAACTAAACTAGCTAGAAGAAGTTTCTTCACATTTACGCCTGATATACCAGAACCATTAACATTTGATTCAATGGATAAACTATTAGCTCATGATTTATCTGAAGAATCTTTAGCCTTTAATAGTAGAAACAAAGTTAATGAACTAGCTAAAGATGTTGCTACCCATAACTTAGGTATAGTACTACGTACACCTATAAAAGAAACTCCAGAAGTTACTCAATTATTTCTAGCATATAAAAGATATAATGAAATTCTTGCTAATAATTTAAATCCTTTATACCCTATAACTAAACTTGTAAGAAAACATGCTCAATGGAGAGCATTAAAACTTGCTGGAGCTTTTGCTATTATGGCTAAACATAATGAAATACAGCCAGAAGATTTTGGACATGCTATTACCTACATAGAACTTATATCTAATGATATGATTAGATTTGAAGAAGAATTTCGTAAAGAAGCTTATGAACAATTTATTGATTATATGAACTTTATTTCTATAGATAATAAATCTTCAGTATCTATACATACTCTCCGTAAAATGGGATATATACCTACATCTGGAGCTTCTGACAGCAGAATAAAAGAACTTGTCAGATTAGCCTCCAGTTTAAACAATGAAGGTATATATACTATAGCTGATAATGGTATAGATTTTGAAAGACAAATCAAAACAGATGTAGTTGGAATGTCCTTTAAACATGTAACAGGAACTAAAGAAGAGAGAGCTCCTAAAATTGTTGATGGATATAAATACATTGATGTTACTTTTGAACAAATAGCAGGTTTATTGGAACAAGATGCTGCCTATAATGGCTTTGAATTCAAAAAAGGTATCAGAGGTAAGGATAACATCTTAGGAGGTTCTAAAGTAGTTATACTAGATGTAGATAATAGTAAAATATCTGATGAAGATACACACTATATCTTACAAGATATTAATCATCATATTGTAAGAACTTCTGATAAAGATAATCCATTTAAATTTAGAGTCATCATAGAATTAGATTCTGTAGTGGATATAAAAGATATTCTATGGAAAGGATTTATAGAATCTATAGCAGAGTATTTATCTCTTTCTGTAGACTTATTACCCAAATCTCAAATCTATTTCTGTTGGTCAGATAGGAAAGTATTATCTGTTATAGATAAAGTACCTCTAGAAACTAGAGACCATATACTAGCTGCCCATGATAAAAGTTTAGTAAACAAAGTAGATGTTAAATCTTTCTCCACTAAAAAGAAAAAAGAAATGTTAGAGAATCCTATGGATACATTCTTTTATCTATATGACTGTCCTGATGGTAAAGGAAGTGTAACTATGATAAGAGCCGCATATCATTTAAGAGATATAGGAGCTACAGTAGAAGAAGCTTCAGCTGTTTTATCAGAAGCTAACAATTATTGGGTAGTACCTCTTCCAGAAAAAAGATTTATAGGAACAGTGTTAAATCAACTTCCTGTAATATGGAATAAATAAGGAATTACATGGGATACAGAAGTGATGTATATATAAAAATAAAAAAAATAGATAAAAAAAAGTTTATCGAATTACTTAAAGAAAAAGATTTACTCGATGCTTTTGAAGAAAAAGAATGGAATACAGAAACTCCTGATGAATATGTTAGATTTAGAGGAAACCATTTAAAATGGTATTCTAGATATGATGATGTTAAAAAAATTAATTCTTTTATTAATGCTTCTGGAGATAGAGGACTTATAGCCATAGGAGAAGATGATGCTACAATATATCAAGGTAATCCTTCAAATATAGATATGTTTAGTATTGTGGAGGTAGAATGGTAATACCTAAATTAACACTTCATCAAAATAATATTATACATAATCTACTTAATTGCTCTGATAAAATAGTCCTCCTAACAGGTGGACCAGGAACAGGTAAATCTTTTACTATTTCCCAATTTATACAAACAATACAACATCAAGGGAATTTTGTAGGTATCACAGCTACAAGCCATAAAGCAGCAGCTAATCTTACAGACATGATTGGAATACAAGCAACAACTATACATAAGTTCTTAGGTATGAGATTAGTTGATACTTATGGAACAGCACCTTATTTAACAGCAGTTAAAAATGCTAAAGTAGAAGCAGTAGATTACCTTATTATAGATGAAGTATCTATGCTCACTAAACCCCTCATAGAACGCTTAGATGAGTATATTAAAGCTTTTAACCCTACTAAGGTTATATTAGTTGGAGATGCTATTCAACTAAGATTACCAGGGTCTATAGATATATCCTCATTTCCTATGTTTGAGTTAACTGAACAAATGAGACAGTTGAACACACCCAATGTTTCTACTACACTACAAACTATTAGAGAAAGTATTCAAAATAAAACTGTCTTACCTAAACTAACAAATCAAGGTAAAGACTTAATTATCTATACTAACCATAATGATTTTTTAAAAGCCTATAAACATAGTGATTTTAATGATAGAGTATTTATTACTTACCAAAATAGAACAGTTAAATCTTATAATGATAATGTAAAACTATACATCTATGAAGATGAAGAAAAATATAGTAAAGGGGATATTATATATCCTACTTCACCTATCATAGAAAAAGTAAGACATGATAAAGGTTTCTCTAATATAACCACTATTACTAATAGAGAACTTTGTACTATTTTAAAAGTACAAAAAAATCTAACAAAAGATGGTGATATATTTAGTTATAAATTAACTACAGACAAAGGTATTATAAAAGTACCTAAAGTTAAAACACAATTCTTTGAAGGCTTAGAAGTCTTAGCTCAAAGAAAAGACTGGGTTACTTTTTATGGATTGAAAAATACTCACTCTGCTGTACATCATACTTTCGCAGGAACTAGTCATAGTCTCCAAGGAACATCTTTTGATGAAGTATTCATAGATTATACTGATATAGCTAAAATAGCTGATTATGGGTCAATAGATGACCTTAAAAGAGCATTGTATGTAGCTATCAGTAGATGTAAACATAAATGCCATATCTTTGTAGGAGATACTCGTAACTATAAAGCATTAGGTAAATATACACCAAGGAAAAACAATGAAAGCATGGATTAACATATTTAGAAATGATTTAAAAAATGATGTAGTATTTGATACTTATTGTAATAGAGAAGATGCTACAGTATCAGCAGATGGAGAAATGGTTACATTCTTTATTGTACCTTGTAAACAAGATGAAACTAAAGATGCTATAGATAGACCTGAAAGACATAGTATCAGTGGACATATGAATGACCCTTCTCCTACACAAGAACAAGCTTTTAAAAAGGATAACTAATGGAAAAATGTACAAGATGTGGCACTACTTCAATGGTAGAATATAGAAGAAATCCTTATCAATGGGATATGTACGAAGAAACTGTAATGGAATGGTTATGCCCTGACTGTTACCAAGATATAGCAGGAGATATTTAATGCTAGACAAAATAAGACAAACAAGCTGTAAATATATAACAGCAGACCTATTAGATAAAGGTATGTCAAAAGAAGGTATGCAACCTTTTATAGAGACATGTGATGATGCTATAGATGAAGCTTGTAATGATATATTAGATGCTGATAAAGAACATTACATAGCTGATAATATAACCTTTAAAAATTCACATTTAGTGGCTTATTATTTATTTCATAAAGATGCTGAAGCAGCAAAAGCAATGCACGAAGAATTAACATTTAATTTAAGGAGACCTGATGGCAAAGATAGCTAATTATGTAAAAGTAGGTATAAAAGGAAAGTTTAACATTAGTCCTTCCTCTATAGCATTATTTCAAGATAATGCAAAAGTATTTTATGATAGGAATATCTTAGGTACTGATAAATTTACAGGGAATACAAACACTGTATTAGGCTCTGTAGTGCATGCTGCTATAGAACAACATAATGAAGGTGGTACTCTAGGATATGATGATATAGCTTTATACTTAGAACAATACCTTTTTAATGGTGAAGTTAATATGATAGATGTAAGTCAATCATGGGAAGAAATGTTTGAAGCCTATAAAGCTTATGGAGCACCTATACCAGATAAACAGGAATACCAAGTACTTACAGAACTGGATGATAACCTAACATTAGGTGGGTCTGTAGATGCTAAACTAGATACTACTATTATAGATTATAAAACCTGCTCTACTATCACTAAAAATATGAGTATAGATACCTATAAAACACAACTAATGTCCTATGCTTATTGTGAAGTTAAAGCTGGAAATCTAATAGATACTTTACAAATATATTTTATTCAGAGACCAAATAAAGGACATCCTTCAGAAAAAACAGGTAAGATTATAGGTATCAAACCTGCTAAAGTTCTATTAGTAGAACATAAAATTACTAAAGAAGATTGGAAAGAATTTGAAGAGATACTTACTATTATGAGAAAAACTCTTTATATCCATAAAATACGTCCTGATTTAGCTGATGTATTGTTCAGACATAATCCTTATACCTTTAGACAATAAACACCATGACTTATGATATATATGATGTAGAGTTATGGGATATGTATAACGAACAGATAGAAGAAAAAATAACATATGAAGAAGCTTATTACGAATATCTTATCATAGATACTAAAGAAAAACAGAGTCCTGCATCTCGATTTGTAGGTTGGAAAAAGTATGGTATACCATATGACTGCATCCGTAAAAAGTAATCAGCGTAGAGTGAACTAACGTAACAGTTCTCACCGTAAAAATAAACTGAGCATACGGTATATAAATTACTGAGTAACCGTAAACATGTCAACTAAGAAGATGACGGTATATAAATAGACTAGTAAGTTGAAGTAGGAGGTCATAGCCTATATAAAAAACCTTGAACGTGCCACTACGACCTACTGGCAAACCGAGAATGGACTTTGCAGAACCATCAACAGCTCGGTATATAAAAATAAGAGTAAGGGCATTCTGTATAGATGAAGTGGGAATCGGGTACTATTCAAAAACCTAGCCCATCTAATGAGGTATCGCCAAGTTGGTAAGGCATCACGTTTTGGGCGTGATATTCATAGGTTCGAGTCCTCCTACCCTAGCCAAATATAATGACGTATGTAACCGAGTGGTTAAGGTACTTTCCTCATAAGAAAGAGAAATCGGGGGTTCGAATCCCTCTGCGTCAAGTACCAAAACAATACAATTCTCAGGTTATAAATGTTATAATTCAACCATAAGGATACTTATGAAAAAATGTATAACATGTACTGAAATAAAAGCTTTTATTGACTTTCCAAGAGGAAGAAATGAATGCAAAAATTGTAGAAATAAATATCATAAAAAACAAAGAGCCAATAATCCAAGAAAATATTTTGGTCATTATGTTAAAACACGATATGGAATAACTCATAATGAATATGACAAATGTATGTCAACATCAACTAAATGTGAAATATGTAATCAAACAGAAAAACTTGTTTATGACCATAATCACACTAATGGTAATTTTAGAGGTGTTTTATGTAGTAACTGTAATAATGGTCTTGGAAAATTTAAAGATAATATAGTTAATTTAAAAAATGCTATTTTATATTTAGAAAACAAAGGTAGTTATGGATAATATCCTCTGCGTCAACTATATCTTTTCTAAATAATATTTAAATATTATTTCTAAAGGATATTAGTGAAACATTCAAAAGTACCTAAAGAACTACTTCGTAAAGCTATACATATTACTGAAGAAAGGTCTGAATCTATAGACTTAGAACTTCATAGAATGTCTGCATACATCAATAAACCTCTCATACTGTCTTACCTACCTAAAGGTATATTAGATACCCTGAATCAACATATAATAACTCTTAAACATCATAATAGACCTATAAATGGAGATGTATATGAAAAAACCAAGTAAAGCTATACAAAGAATGTTTGCTATAGCTAGTTTTTCAGGAGCAGCTCTTAAAACTATAGAAACAACAGACCCATATCTTAATCGTCTAATGAACCATATAAATAATGCTATGAAAGTATATAGTAGAAAAGTAGGTAACACAGAGTATTGGAGATATAATAAAGAGTTAGAACTCTTATGGGGTAACTTATCTAAAGAATATAGTAATATTATCCAGGAAACAAGCATTCCTGCTCTTATAACCTGTTTTTCATATATTGTATCACCTAAAGATTATAAAGCCTTTCTAGGTATGATTCCACCTCAATATGAGGATGATGTACCACAAGAAGATTGGATAAAAATATGTGACTCTTCTCTACGACTAAATAAAGCTTTAAATGATTTACTTAATACTACTTCTATTACATTAGTTAAACCTAAAGAAAAAATAACTAAGATTAAAAAAGAACGTACTAAATCTACTAAACTAAATAAACATCAAAAAGAAGTTCAAGCAGAACAAAAACGTAAAGCTAGAGTTAAGATAGCTCTTAAAGAAAGAATATCTCAAGCAAGGAAAAATTAATGCACCATATAAACGATGGCAGAAAAATTTACATACACAAAAGATGTTACCAGAAAATACAAAATTTGGAGACTTTAAAAAAGATGAATTTGCTTCTGAGGAATTTGAGTATTTATTCAATAATATATGGGAATGGTCAGAAAAACTAGATGGCACTAATATTCGTATTTACATTAAAGATGATGCTATAACTATAGCTGGTAGAACAGATAACTCTTCTATCCCTCAACATTTATATACATGGATTAATTCTTGGTATCAAACTAATAAAACAGAACTTCATAAACAATTCCCAAAAGGTGTAATATTCTATGGAGAAGGTGTAGGTAAAAAAATCCAATCTGGCGGTTTATTCGGTGAACAACATTTTAAACTGTTTGATGTTCTTATCGGAGATTTTTGGCTAAATAAAGATATTGTCACGAGTCTAGGTAAACAATTTAATCTAGATACACCTATTACATGGTTAGGTACAATGCAAGAAGCTATAAATAAAGTTAAAACTAAACCTAAATCTTCTTTTGGAGATTTTGATATAGAAGGTTATGTAGGAACTCCTACTTATAGATTATTTAATGCTAAAAAAGAAAGAATTATTACTAAAATAAAAGTAAAAGATTTTTGTAGATAAGGAAACTAAATGAAAAATAGTATGTATTATTATGGTATCCCAGGAACATCTTATAAAAATATGAGTTATGAAGAAGCTTTAAATCTTAAGATAACTTCTGCTCATACCCACAAAAGGTAAAGAAGTTCTAGATACTTTAGAATATTCTCCTGAATATATTGCTATCATGGAGTGGTATTTAGAAGTAGAAAAAGCTATCAAATTCAACGAGAAACTATTAGCTGAATTAGTTGATAGTTAGCCCATATAAAGGATATAAATGACATCAAAGACGTTTGACGAAAAGTTTGTAATTAACTATAAATTACAGAAAAAAGAACTAGTGGAATACATTAGTGAACTTGAAGCTGAAGTATATGAGAAAAATAAGATTCTTGAAACATATAAAATTAAAATAGCTGAAATAGAAGAGGATTTAAAATGAGCGTAAAATTATTAATTAGTGGTGTAGAACGTAGTGGTAAATCCACTCTTACCTCCCAAATTGTAGATGCACTTGTAATATCTTTTGATACAAAAGCTTACCCATTCAGTGTTCCTCATGTAAATGTTGAAAAGTACCAGGGATTAGGACAACTATTACAACTTATCAATGAAAAGGTAGGATTGTACAAAGAGAAATATGATAGATTTCCTAATACTATCGTACTAGACACTGTAACTGCTTTATATACTATGATAAATCATTATGCCTCTGACAGATTCAGTGGGTATGATATACATAGTACTATCAACAAAGATACATTAGGGTTTAATGATTATATAGAAAATACTCTCATTAAAAATGGTGTTAATGTGGTAATTGTAGCACACACTATTTATGATGCTGATACTTCTCGTTATATCATACCTGCTTCAGGTGCATTCGCTAAATCAGGTTCATGGTTAGGTACAGTAGATAATGCTGTATATGTAGGTATTAAAGCTAATAAATTCTTTGCTTATCATAAAGACCTCAAATTCTCTTGTAGAAGTACTTTAGGAGAAGAGATACCTATGTCCTCCCCTATTGAAGAGTATGATATTAATGCTCACATAGCATTACTTCTATCTAAACATAATGATAACAAAGAGTTTACTCTCTAGGCAGTGTCAATAAGTCCTAGAGTGTTGTAAGCTTAACACACAATAAAAATAACCAAGGATATAAATGGCTTTTATTACAATGGATGAAGAATCCAGAAAAAAAGTATCAGAAGACAAAGGTGGTGCAAATGTCATCAGTGAATCAGGAATTTATTCCCTCACTATTAAACATGCATCTGTAAGTACAACAAAAAATGGAGCTACTCAAGTAGACTTTAATTTTGAAGGTAATGATGGAGTAGTTACATGCTATGGTATGTATATTTCAGGTAAAGATGGAGCTCCTACTTTCGGTATGACAACTCTTAAATCTTTAATGACTATTCTAAGTTTAGATGGTCTATCTGACCCTGAACCAGAGGAATTTACTTTTGGTAGTAAAAAAGTTACTCTTAATGTAATCCCAGAACTTGCTGACCAAGAAGTAAAAGTTAAACTTCAATTAGAACATGGAGTATGGCAAAACAAAGTTTCTAGTCAACTTAAAGTAAGAAGATTCTATAGAGCTTCTGATGGTAAAACAGGAAGTGAAATTGTTAATGAAGTTGATTCAAAACAACTTGCTACTGATATGAAGTATGCTACTAAAGATAAATACAATGATGGACTTACTGCGGATGACGTAGCTAACAAATCAAGTGGAACTCCAGCAGCAGAAACACCAGTCGATAACCCATTCGCTCAATAAAGGATACTTATGACCGTACAAGATTTAAAAAATACATGTATCGCTATTTTAAGTGATATAGATAATGTATCTACTATAAAAGCTGCTTCTAAACGAGTAAGAGTAAATATTGGAAAAATTTCTGGTAATGCTCCTGCTCTAAGAAAACAATTAAGAGACTTAGATACCAAGAAGTAACTAATGTTTCGTCTAATTAGGGATATGATACTAGCTATTATGATAGCAGGAGTGTTAATAGCAGCTTTGTCTGCTATTATGTATCTCTCTTTTCTTTTAGTACCTGTCTTGATACTCCTAGGAGTATCAGGAATAATTTTCTTTGTACTTCAAGATGAACGAAAGCGTTAAGCTATAACATCAAAATTCAGTACATTCATAGGTAAGATAGTCTCTGCACTAAATATATCACCTATAGGGTCATTAAGCAGATTCTCTCTAGTAAGAATATTACTACCTACTATATGATAAGGAGTATGTTCAGGGCTTAGCCCTAACAACTCTCCTGCTATTATAGCCCCAAAGAATGTTACTGGATTATTCTTACCTAACATAATAATAGCTCTCTGTATTCTAGCCCAGAATGTAACAAATGGGGTAACTAAATAATCACCAGTAGTTTTTAATAATCTAGGTGGATTAATACCGTAATTTAGATATGCATCATTTACTTTATCATTAATAACTTGTAACTGTGCAGCAGTTAATTCTGCTTCAGATTTACCAGTTTGTTCTATTAAATAATCTCTATATATAGACTTAGCTATAGCATCAGGATAAAGAGTCATCATAGACCCTATCTGTGTTACCATAGAATTAGGAGCAGCAATATATTCAGCTAAATATTTACCCATCTCTTTATCTGTTTTTATTTGTTCCATCTTTTTAGACATCTCTCTTATACTATCTGTAAGAGCCTTAGATGTTTTACCAGACTTTTCCATAGCTCTACTCATTTGACCTAATACATCTTCTATATTTATACCAAATTTAGAGAAGTTAAGTATCATATTACCAAAGCCATTAGGAACACCTTCTTTTTCCATTGTAAGCTTATTTAAGACTGTTTCTACACTTCTCTGTAATCCAGTAATAGTATCATAATCTTTCAATATAATATCAGTAGAAATAGACTGCATCATTCCTGCTTTCATAAACCCAGCTAAGTCATGATTAGCTATATCATCTTCAATTCTCTTAAGAGCTAGTTCTGTATCATCTGTAGGATTAGCATGATGAGCTATAGACAGTTGAATCTGTTCAGCTCTAAGACTTGCCATTGCCGCAAACTTAGATGTATTTCGCTTATACCCTTTTACAACATCAATAGGCGATACCCCTAAAGAAACTAAAAGTGTAGTATTAGATATACCATCTAAAGTTATCTTAGCAGGATTAACAATAATCCAATGTATCTTCAATAGTTTAACTAATTGTTTCACTATACTAAAGAATTTCCGTAACTCTGGAGTTTTCTCAAATGGTATAGCTTCTTTATACCCTACTAACCAAGGTGCTATATCTTTTCTTACTAAAGTAATTTTAGTACTAAATCCTTTCACATTAGAAACAGGTTCAGTGATAATTCTATACTTTTGTCTTATCTCTTTAGGCATATCACTTAAAAGAACTTTACCTTGCAGTTTAACAAACCAAGGATTATCAATATTCTTATCTTTAATCATATCAACTAATGCTTGTGTATCTTCATCTTTAGCTGATTTCACTACTTCTATCATACTATTCTGTACTATTTCATCTCTAATGGCTTGAGTTTCATATACTTCTCTAATATGAGAATAAGACCTCTTAAGTATCTGTCCTGGATTCTGTACAACACCCATCTCCTCTTTCTGAGCTTGAGTTAGAACTAGTTTTTGCCTTTCTACATTACCAAATTTAATTGTAACAGTATTCTGATTATGACCTCTATACTCTACAGGTAATAATAAATCTGTATTAGCATAACTAAGATTTGTACCTGTACCTGCTTGATAAGATACATCACTTATATCTCTATAAACAATACCATAATCATTTCCTGTAGGTTTCTCTAATATCTTCCATCCATTCTGTTCTATATATTCACCAGTAGCTAAATCCTGAATAGAGATAGCTTTAATCTCTTTAGGTATTTCATAGTACTCACTAACCATATTTCCTCTATATTGAGGATTATCTGCATTAGATTTGTATACTACCTTAGATAGATTGTATAGAGAAATAGAAGCATCTGACAATGCATCATAAAGGTCCTTTTTATGCTTAAAGATGTCTTGGATAAGCTCTTGGCTACCTTTAACCTTTTTAAGACTATATAAGGCTGTCAGCTGACTAATACTAGCTTCTGCTTTAATAGTTAAATTCCCACTTTGAATATCTAAACTATAAGAGTCTGTATTCATAGCATTTCCATCTACATATAAATCAGCTAAACCTTGAGCTATTTTTATATACTCAAGATGTGTACTCTCTTCTAAATAAGTAATAGCATCATCTATAGACATATTACCTTCAGCTATTGTTCTTAATATTCCATCATTCTGTATTAAAGAAAAAATAGGTGTAGTAGCAAAGATAGTATTTAAATTAGAAATAACTTCTTTACCCATACCTTTCATCATAGCATCTATCTTAGCTGTCTCTGCATTGTCTATCTTATTCCTTGTCTGCATAGCACCAAGAGAGATAGAAAGAAATTCTGACATATGTTTCCTATCTTGAATCATTCCAGGATTTAAATAAGGTTTTAATTCACTCATAAAATCACTGTTCCATGCATCATCTATAATATTCCTAGTATTGGCATACATAGGAAAATTTGCTACTAATTTCTTATCCTGTGACTTCATCCATTTCATAACTAATGGCTCAGCAGCAGGACCAAACTTATTCCACAATAAATCTGCAACATTCTGATTAGTTGCTTGAAGAAAATCAGAAACTAAATCTCCTTGATAATAATAAGTTTTCTCAGTCTTCTTGTGGTATCCCATAGCCTTATTCATCTTTTGTTTACCAGATAATTTAGCTTTAGTACCAAATTTACCAAGACCTATATCACTTACTACATCTTTAAGAACTAACTCTGATTTACCTCCCTCTTCTATAAGTCTTTCAGATGCCTCTATTATTCCTTTAGGGTCTGATTTAAACATATTCGATATAGACTTCCAGATTCTTTGAATAGCAGCTTTAAACCCTGTTTGTGTACTTTTATTAGCTAACACACTGGTTATCTCTGAAGCTATAGATACTTCTGTTCCCATAACAGCTACTAATTCATATACTTTTCTCTTCTCACTATGGTTAGAATCTAATATATACTGTACTCTCTCAAAAGCTTCTGAAGAAAGTTTCTTCTCTAAACTATCTAAATTCTTATCTAAATAAGTAATTATCTTTTTAAGATAACTAATGTCTTTATTAGTGTCCCAATATTTAAAAATAAATCCAGCAGACTTATAATGAGCTATCTCATGCTTTAGTCCCTCTATAATATCAGCAGTATTATTAGCTTCCTTATCTATGATAATTTTATGAAGTTTAGGACTGTATACCCATTCCTTACCTAAATCTAATACTGAAGCTATATCTTTGTCCTGAAAGAACTCTGCTATCTCCTTATCTAATTTAGACATGTCAACAACTATATCCTCTAAAGTCTTACCTGTTAAATCATAATCTTTAGATAATTTAGATTTCTTACCTAACCCAAACTCTCCTTCATAAGGCTCAACACTCCTATCTTCTTTAGCTTGTTTAGGTATTCCCTTTTGCTTAGAAGATTTTTCAATAACTTCCTTTTTCTTTTCTTTTTTCTTCTTAGGTGGAATATCTTTAGGCTTAACAATCTCATCTAATTCATTAGGAAACCCAAATAAAGATTCTGTATCATAATTCATATCAGCAAGAGCTTTCTGTTTCTTACCTGATGCTTCTTGAGCTTTCTTCAACTCTGTTTCATATTTAGTTACATCATGTCCCTCTATCTGTCCGTATGCTTCTATTAACATCTCATTAATATCATATACAGAGTTAATATCTCTAGAGGTTTCTCTATAGTTTCTTTGAAACTCTTCAGAGAACTCTGGATGAGCAATAACTTCATCATATACAGGCATAGACCCACCCATTACTGCTGGATTAAATCTTTTATCCTTCTCAAAAGTACGTCTATAAGCTTCTATAAGAGCAGCATTATCCATCATATGAATCAAGTTAACAAAAGCAGCTATCATATGTGGTAATTCTTTTCTGATGACCATACTATTCTCACCAGGATTATCCACTGTTTCAAACAGCTTCATAACAGGAACACCTTTTTTATGCATCTCTACTAATTCTTCAGCATTAGGTTTCCTATCGTTATTTCTAACAAAATCGTAATATATAGAAGCAGGTACAACAGTAATACGTTCTTTATTAGAAGACTTATTATAAGCACTTTCTACCATATCCCAAAGACCTTCTACATACTCATTATTATCTTTTAAATGAACAGTAATAAATTTACTTTCTAATGTATTGTATAAATAATCTGCTGTCACACTGTGATGGAAAGAGTACAATGCTTTATAAACACCCCTAGAATCATATTCTACCATCTCTGATACAGTCATACCATCTAAGTCTTTAGCTAACTTCTTATCAGTCTCAGCTATCTGTTTAAGAATAGTCTTTGTATCTGTAAATTTATCTATTCTCATAGCTGCGAATACTGCATCTGTAATATCAGAAGCAATAGTAGCTTGAGCAGAACCACCTGATTGATGATACATTACTGTCATAGAAGGAGATTTAGATATTTCTCTTAATCTACCAAACACATTAGCTTCTAACCATTTAACACTATCTGTACCATCTTCATTAAGAGAACCTTCATAGTCCTCTTTGATTGCTTGTTCCATAATGTCATAAACATCCCTAAGAAGTGGGTGTGCTTCTGGGTCTTGTGCATTTAACTTATTATATACATTATCTAATCCTAATAAACTAAGTAAACTAAACCCATTCTTTAGATATTTACCTGCCATTTGCATAGCCATAATAGCACCGCCTGAAGCAGTAGCATCTGGTTTAGGTAAATAAGAAGAAGTCATTTCTCCTTTATCTATTCCATTCCTTAAATCTACTATTCCAGCTAAAGTATCTATAGCTTTCCATGGTCCACCAATACCTATCTCATTCTTCCAAGGAGTATCTGCATCTACACCTAGTTTCCGTAATCTATTGGTCATGAAAACTAATAACTTCTTTCCCTTCTTATCTTTAGGTAAATTCATAATAACTTCATATTCATCTAATAGAATATCTAACTCTTCATTTATACCTTTAAATAGAATATCATTAGTAGAAGCAAAGCTTCCCTGGTCTGCTAAACTTTGAGCAATGTGAGCAGTAACCTTATCTCCTATCTTTACATCAATAGTATAAGGTTTTATACCCATCATAAATCTAGAGAAATGTTTATCTGTTTGATAATTACCTACAGTTTCCTGTACATTTAACCTAGCATTTCTTACCATTTTAAATGTATAAAAAAGAGGTTGATTTTTTAAATCATCCCAACTTTCCATGAAATCTGTAATAGGCATAGTTTTAGATAAAGCTTGACCTCTCTCAGATTCTCTGGTTACATCTGTAGTTTCACTTTCATGTTTATATCCAAACACATAAGCTCTTCCTGCTTTATTCATCTGTTTAGCAAAAGATTCTACTCCTTCTGCTCCTTTAGCCATACTTGAGATATACTCAAATACCTCTTCAAGATGAGAGTGATAATGTAATGCTCCTTTAGATAAAAGTTCTATAACACCATCTGTATCTTCAGATGTAGCTACATCATAATTATGACTGAATGTTTCTGGTTCTATAGTACTAGGTAACTGCTTATTAGATGGTATTTTAAGTCTATATATAAACTTACCTGTATCTACACTATTAACTAGCTTTCCGAAAGTATTATTTATACTACCTCTATCAAAAATAGTAGAATCTTTATTTAAATACTTAGACAATAGAGCTAAATCTTTACTATCTAAAGTTTCTTTAATACCAAAAGCTTCTGCATTAATTTGAATGATTTCACCTGGAATAACTTTAGTATCACCTTTATATCTTTCTTTAGGTTTATTTCTGTTCTTAAATCCTCTATTAATTATCTTACCATTAGATTTGATAGATACAAGCCCTATCTCTTCTAAGTCTTTGACTGCTTGCCTACCCATTTCTGTATACATAGTTTCTACAGCTTCCTGAGCTTGAGTATATGTTAAACCTTCCATAGCTTGAGCTTTAAGACTGATACCCTGTGTATAAGCAATATCTCTTCCTATAGCAGCATAAGTACCTAATGCGGAGACAGGAGGAATTATAGCTCCTACAGGAAGTATCTCTTTAATCTCGTTAGGGGATAAAGCGTATTTAGAAGCTAAATCTCTCTGAGTTTTTATGTCACTGATAATATGATTAAAAGCAAGGCTTCTAGCTAATAGTGATACACCAGTTAAATCTTTTCCTTGTAATAAAGGATTATCTTCAAACTTAGTAGAGAGTACAGCAATACCATTTAACTTCTTCATATAAGCATCAGAGTTTACTATATCTTTAACCTTTTTTAATGCAGACTTAGAGGCTTCAATACCTTTAGTAAATAGGCTAAGTACAATACTATTATTAACAGCGTAGTTATCAAACCTATAATCTTTTTTACCAGATATAGGTCCTCCTTCTACTTTAACACCTTTCCCATCTTCAGATTTAATCTTATATACCAACTTAAAGAATTGTTCTTTACTTATACATTCAGCCATACATTATCCTTAATTACAAAGTGGTTTTTTCATACTATCAATAAATGAAGCTAACACCTCATCATTCATATCTTCTTCTGTTACAGGTTCTAAATTACTATTATCTAAGTTGCTATGAGAACTTCCAGCATCATTAGCTATATTTTCTATAATAACAGATTCTACCTTTTCTTTCTTAGGTGTCTTTACCTCTGGGTCTTTAGTTTCTTTTACCTCTGGTTCAGGTACAGTTTCAAACTCTTTCTTTGTTACAGTAGTATTAGCTTTTACTTTAGCTAATCTCTTCTCTAGAACACCCTTCTGAGCCTTAGTTATATCTTTCCTAACCTCTGCATCATCTAAGAGTCTTTGAACTTCTACAGCCTCTTCTATATAGCTAAATTTCCCTTGCCTAAGCATAGCTTTTAACATATTAATATTATAAGATTTATTCTTACTAAGTACTACATCTTTAGTAATAAGAATATCTTGAGTCTCTGTATCATAGCCTTCTTTAGTTAAGGCAGATTGTCTCTCTTTTTGTATTCTTTCAATTATCTTTTGTACTTCTAAAGAAGTCTTAGAATTTTCATAAGCTTCTGTAAGTGATTCATCACTATACTTAACTAGTTTATCATAAGCTCTGCGTTTAGATAACTTACCTGTAAGAATAGCTTTAACAGCAGACATAACTAAAGTATCATCTTTAACAGTTTTAGCACTATCTATCTTACCTGTCTTCTGTTTAGTAGGTATACTTTCTTTTTTTATATCAAGCTTTTTATTAGCTTCTACTAAAGAACCTTTAAAAGTATTAATTTGTTTGTCAATCTGCCCATCAAACTCATCAGTGCCTAATAGACTTTTCTTCATAACTTCAAGATGAGCTATATTTATATCATCATAATTAAGTTCCATTCCAGGTAATATCTCATCAAAAGATGTTCCCTCTAGGAAAGATAGTTCTACTAACCCTTCATTAGGTACACTATTTATAAATTCCTCAGAACTTAAATCTTCTTCTAAACCATAAATTTTAGCTAACATATCCACAAACACTCTTACATTTTTATCACTACTATCTAGTAACTTCTGTAAAATAGGTATTGTTCTGGTTTTATATGCTTCTTTAACATGAACATTCTCATCAAATTCTTCTAAGATAGACTCTTTATGAACAGTTCCCATAACTACATTTATATCATCTCCACCTATAGCTTCTAGCTCTTCATAAGTACTAGCTTTTTCAATGTCTACTTTCTTCTGCTCTAAATCATTAATACCAGATTCTATATCTGTTTTAAGTAACTCTGCATCAACTATAACTAAATCTCTATCCTTAGGACTTATAGCTTTAGCTTCATCTGCTTTCTGTTTCTCCCACATTTTTTCTTTATGAGCATGGTAAGCAGCTACAGGAACTCCAGGAGCTTCAACAGCACCTCTCAATGCTCCACCCATAACACCACCAGCTATACCTGCTGCAATAGCTTCATTCTTGGTTATAACTTTATCTTTAACATTCCATGTCTGTTGAGCTTGGTCTGCTATCTCTTGCATAGCCTCAAATGTTCCTGCTTTAGCTACAGCACCTACTTTACCACCAACAGTTCTGCTTGTAGCACCAGTAGCTCCTCTGGTAACTCCTTTAGCTACTCCACCCATACTCTTCATAAGCTCTGCAATAGGCTTAAATACAAGGAATTGTTCTATACCTAATACCATGGCATTGGTAGTCCACATTTGAGCTTTACGTTGCATATCTGGTTGCTCATCTTTGTGGAGTTTAGCATACTCATCACTATCTGCTTTAACTCTTGTAGCTACTGCTGCAAATAACCCTGGAAGCTTACCTGCTAATAGTACCATTTCTGGAGCTGATTGAGCTAAGTGAATATCTAAGTTCTTTAATACAGATAGAGCTGCTTTACCATACTCACCTTTATTGACAGCCTCAGTAAGTTCTCTACTAGAAACTTTTTGAAACTTTTTATCTAAACCTACTGTCTTCTCTAAATCTTCCCTAGATACATCCCAGAAATCTCTAGTAGCTTGTCTACTTTTCTTAGTACCAGTACCTAAGTATTCTTCTAAATCTGCCATAGCTTCTGAACCGAAGTCCATACCTTGACCTATCTTTTCAGCTAGGGTAGTTACTATGCCTTTAATGTTAGAAGTAAATCTACCATCTCCTGTAGCACCACCATACTTCTCTAAATTATAATCTATCTTCTCTTGAGTGGTCATATCTTTATACAACTTAGTAATTTCTTCAGGATTAGTTGTAGTGAGAGCTTTAGCAACTACTGGTCCTATAGTATTATCACTACCGTCTACACTAGGTGCGTTAAGTAATCCCATAGTTTTAGCATCATAGTATTCAGAAGCTCCTGAACCATATGCTTCCCTCTGTTTAGCTGACTCAGGTGTTCCTTTATCAAACATCATACGAGCATCTATATTCCCTTTACTCCCATGTATTCTTCCTTCAGCTTTAGTTGCTACATCACTAGGAAGCTGCCAATTCATGAAAGCAGATTTAGGGTCTATACCTTGGGGACCAGATTCCCATCCATATCTAGGGTTTCTGCTAAGCCCTTCTCTATGAGCTTGTCCAGGAGTATATCTAGGTTCTACACCATATCTACCTACACCAAATTTAACTACATCAGGACTTGTCTTAGAAGTACCACCATATAAGTAACTAGTATCTATGTTCTGGTCTTTAATATAGTGTCTTTTACCTGTATGGTCTGGTAGTTGATATTTTCTACCTTGCTCATCTGTAAGTATTCTTTGGTCATAAACATCAGATATATATTGTTGCTGTTCAGTGGGAGTCATAGTATTGAGTATTTTATTCTTATTAGTGACAGAAACACCATCTACAATACTACGAGTATCAGGAGAAAAAGACTCTCCTTGTGAGATGGGGAGAGTACTAGTATCTCTATAGCCTTGAGAGTTATATCCTAATGTATTTCTTTTTTTATCTGCGGAGATAGCTAATCCACTTCGTTTTCGTCCTACTGGTGAGTTAGCTACTTCACTCAAGTATTGCTCAAATAACTCATCAGTCATTAGCTATCCTTCTTATATTAAAATGTTTGGCTTCTTAATGCATTCTTATTCCAGTTAAAAGGATTAAAAAAACTAGTGTCTTCTACATCAGCAGAAATAGCAGCAGCTCTGTCAATATAACCAAGGTCACTTTTCATAGCAGCATCTCTAGCTTCCAATATTCTTATATCATCAGGATGCAGTGTTTCTCTTTGGTAAGGTGTTATAGCAGATTTAGTGCTTTGTGTACCTTTCTTCTTAAGACGTTTATCTTCTTTATATCCTTGCTCTATATCCCATAGAATATTATTTCTACGAGCTATCTCTTTCTGAGCAGCAGTCATACCTTTGCCTCTTCTACTAGCTGCTGACCTTGCTAATCCAAGTCTTGCTGTTCTATCTGCATCTTTAAGGAGATTAACTCTTTTAACTTCCTCAAATTGCTCTTTACTAAGTCCTAACCTACTAGCTTCCATCTCTTCTTTAGAAGCTCTATCTGCATCTTTAGCAATCATACTCTGTTGATATTGGTTAGATTGCATAAGAGCTTTAAAAGGGTTATTATAGGCTATCTGTGATGGTTGTATACCACTTCTTGTTCCACGCATAACATTATCCTCCGAAACTCATGTTTGAAGCTGCTCCATAGAATTGTTTATATCTTTCAGCATCTTCATTCATAATTTTTCTTTTATCTTTAGAAGCTCTTATATTTTCTTTATTTACTGCCATAGCACCATTAGGTCCAAATGCAGAGTATAGTCCAGCAACAGTATTAATACCACCATAAATATCTTTTGCATTCATATTATCCCACCAAGAACCACCTGCATCACCAAAAGCTGATGTAGTAGTAAGTGAGGGGTCTACCATAGCATTATAAGCTTGGTCTTGAGCTTGTAAACCAAAAGGGTCATTGAAATTAGTTCCCCCAAAATCCATACCTGTATTACTGTAGTCTTGCATTGGTTGATTATATCCTACATTTCCACCCATTGTTGAATCCTTTTATAATATTATTTGTAGGTACTACAAAAGAGTCTACCTATAATAATACCTTCCGAAGAAGGCACTATATAACTAGTATCTTGTCACCGCATACATAGGTGCTTCTATCATCCTAAAGTTACCATTAGGTTTCTTAGTTACAGGGTCAATGATTGCTTTACCTACAATCATCTTTCTTTTTTCGATGTCTTGAATCAAAGCTTCTTCTAGTGCAATATCCATATCTAATGGTACAACCCTAGCTAGGTCAATCTTCATATTATGAACACCTGAGAATACTGTAGAAGCACTTAGGTTTTCTTTATCAAGATTAACAATACGAACTTTAGATAGAGAGGTAGCTCTCATTTTATTTACTTGTTTAGGAGTAAGTTTCTTAGGTTCAGCCACAATAGCTGCTTTCTTCTCAGCCTCAGCTCCTCTAACTTTCTTTTCCAGGTTTTCAAACCCAATATTCTTCTGGTACTTAATACCTAGGTTATCAGCCAATACCTTTAAATCTTCCAACGCTTTATTTTGGTTGTTCTCAGTGTTACTCAATGTGAATCCTTTTTATATTTGTTAGTGGAAGCCCACAGTAGTACCTCCCGAAGGAGATACTCTTTGAGCTACTACTCTGAAGCAGTAACGTAAGCAACCAATAATTTCTCTGGCTGAAGAGCGATACCTGCATACCATGTGTTATAAGAGAATAAACCCTTAACACCGTATGGGTCATCACTAGTTGGAGTACCTGGAGCTTTAGATTTGAACTTAATCGCACCTGCACCTGCAAGAGATACTGTCGCATATGAACCCTTAGTTGGGAACAAGATAGGGAATACATCATAGTTTCCACCAGTTTCCTGAGCACCAGGGTTAACAGTAACAGCAGCACCTTGTCCTGCATACTTCATAGCTCTGGTAGTCTCAAGGAATCTAACTTCATGAAGAGACCCAATTTCATTATCAGCTACATTACCTGCTGCTGCATATTCATATACTGCGTTAAACTCATTAATACCCTCTAGGTCATAAGTAACATCTTGTCCTACGATAGCGTAGTATGCCTTATTAATAGGAGAAGTACCAACCTTAGTTGAACCAGTAATCATGTCTGTATTCTTCTGTGCTAGATTAGTCTTAAGACGTTTAGCAATCTTTCTGAAGAAATCATATGTAGGAAGTCCAACTTCATCACCAGTACCAACAGTAGCGATAGATGTAGCTGTACCTGCATAGAATCTTACACCAGCAGAACCTAGCATACCAAGTTGTGTATTGTCATCTTTAACTTCAATAGCTAATCTAGCTAGTTTAGTTCTGTACTCCATTTGCATGTCGTGGTCAGAAAACAATATCTCTTCATCAGTATACTCTTCAAAGTTACCTTGTCTTACTAGAGATGTACTGAAGTTCTCTCTTGTAACACCAACACGGTTAACTCTGTCTGCACCTTCAGCAAGCAAAGGAAGTGCTGTAACAACATCACCAACATTTCTGCTAGAACCATATAAGTTACCACCACCAGTAGTTACGTCGAACACTAGAGGTTCTACATTACCTGCAATAGCAGCAATACCATCTGCTGTAGCATCATAAGTTGCTTTAGCTGCGTCAGCTAGAACTTCTGTAGCATAAGCAATGTTAAGGAAAATCCACGAAGTGTTACCAATTACATTACCTTCACCATCGAGACCTTGGTTATTCACATTGGCATCATCAAGAATGTGTAGGAATCTACTAATCTTAAATGTTTTACCGCTGTTCCTTTTCTGAGTTTTACTATCTACGAATTTACCGTAGATTAGGTCTTCTACTGCAACCTTAATTGCTGCTCTGTCGTAATAGTCCGTTCTGATATTATCGTGTGAACCACCTGTGGCTTGAGTACCACCACCATATACATTACCTGTCCATGCCATATCTTATCCTTAATTAAAGTCTTGTATGGAACGTCCTACCATCTTCTCAAAAGCTTTGTCAAAGTCCTCATCACTCATACCATCTAAATCTTCTTTAATAAAAGACTCTTTAGGGGTTTTCTTGGATTGGACTGTTGTACCAGCATTCTTTCGTTTGGTATTCAATTCTTGTTTATTTTCAACAACCTTTGTAGGTTCTGGTTGTTTAACCTCTTGTTTGTTTTCACCAAACTTAGCAGCTACCTTTAGGTAAGTCTGTAATGTTGGTTCTGTTTTTCCATATAGTGATTGCTGTTTAATAACTTCAGGCATAACCTTCTGATAAACACCTTGCTGAACATCTTTATATAAAGCACCCATGCTGTTAGAATTAGCTGAAACTAGTTCATACATATCCTCTGGCATTGATTGTAAAGCTGTCTCTACTATAGGAGCATTTGTTGTATCTGAAAGTATAGTATTCTTTATCTGTTCCATCTCTACATTAGGTACTTCCTTACTATAGTCTTTTGGAGTATATTCTTCTTTACCTTCGGTTTCAACATCTAATGGGTCTAGTTTAGCATTAGCTAATAATTTACCTAGTGCTTCTTTGTTACCATTTTTAGCCTCAATAAGTAAATTCAAATCATCTGTAGTCAGGTTATTTTCTGACATTAGATTCATATCTTTTCTATGAGGAGCAATTTCTTGCATTTTTTGAGTATAGTTCATACCCTTTTTAAACCCTTCTTCTAACTCAGCCATTGTTGCTCTAACTGTCATACCATTAACATTGATGTCTTTTGGAATAACTTTGTCTTGCGGTACTTGACTAAAATCAAATTCTCCTGGTTCTTTTGAATCCTCAACTACTGGGTCTTTTATCTCACCTTCTTCTGGTTGTTCCGTTGCAACGGTTTCCTCAGAGGATGAAGTATCTAACTCTTCTTGGGGCTGTTCGTCTTCTTTAATAGGAGTTTCCTCTGGTTGAGCCTCTTCCTGTAGGTCTGGCTCAGTTTCAATAGGAGACTCAGCTAATTGGGTTTCCTCCGTCTGTCCTTGAGCAGTATCAAACTCTTCTGGAGTTTGACTCATCATAGTATCAAAGGCTTTATCGAAGTCTTCATCAGACATAGTATCTACTGCATTACTCATCTGAAGCTCCTTCCTCTAATTGTTCTTGAAGTTGTTTAATCAACTCTACTCTTTGTGCAGGATTTTCAATCCCTTGGAGTGTATCGGTCATATCTTTAAGGAAATGAGAAAGAAAGCCTTTAGCCACTATCTTAGAGACAATCAAATCTCTATCTTTTACTGCTTGAACATTTCTACTCATAAGAAAACCATTCAATCTTGAAGCTTCCTCAGTTATATATTTATTCAAAATAACACGATGAAAGTCTGGAGATTCATATAGCCTATCTAAGGCTCTCTTATCTTCAACTAACTCATCAAATTCCTGTAGAGATACTTCCATTCTATTATCTGGTTGGTCATCTGTAAAGATTTGTGAACTATCCACTTCTTGTAACATTTGATTCCTTTTAGGTACGTCTTACACTCAAGGCTGCGTTGAACTATTTAGCTAAGTATACCACACTTACTTAGGTTTTACTTGGCTCTTATTGTTTTCAATACTTTTCTTATCTTCTAAGTCAAGGTATTTATCTTCTATCTCACGTTGTCTATTTACACCATCTTTATCGTTTAAGAAATCTAAGTCTGTTTGGTCAGCCATAGAATGAGTACTCCTAGCTTTAGCTCTCTCATTCTCTGCCTTAGCTTCTTTAAGCTCCATATCCACTTGATTTTCCATAGCTCTACTGTTACGTTCCATAATCTCAGACTCTAGTTTAGCTATCTCTAACTCTTTAGTTTTCTGAGCCATTGGGTCTGGCTGAGGTTGATACTCTTTAATAGATTTAGATAAGTCTGGCATTTTTCTTAAGTCTGCTATCTCTGATAGTAATATCTTAGTTAGGTCAAAAGGAAGAGATTGTCCCATAGTCTGTAACATGAAAGATAGCTCTTGAGATTTCTGTGAGTCTGTCTCTGAAGTAGAAATAGTAATATCTATATCAATCTTACCATTAAGACTGTCTCTCTGAATTTTGACAAACTCTTCATTAGTTATACGAACAACTTCCTCTTCTTCAAGGAACTCGGAAGAGTAGGATAACCATTTACGAAGTATAGGTTTAACCCCATTCTCTGATAAGTTTCTAACAAGGTCTATCTCTCTCTTAGCTGTACTGTTAAGAGTCCCATTTACTGCTGTAGCTGTATTACCTAAGCTAGACCCTCCAATACCTCCTGAAAAGCTTTTAACACCTGTGAGAGCTTCTACATCGTTACTCATAAGATTATAGAACTCTAAAACAGAACTAGGGAGTTGATTATAACTACCATCCCATAAGTCAGTGGGAGAACCATTAAATTCAAAGTCTTGACCATTAAGGAACTTTTTCAAGTTAATAGGGTCAAGAGCTCCTTTTTTAATACCTTTCTGAGCATTGTTGGATTTAGACATATTATCTATAACACCTCTAAGTAGTGATGTTTTAACTTTTTGAGGGACAGAGAGTAACTCTGCATTAGCAATACCATTTAAACTAAAAGGTTCTGCTGACATAGCTACAGCTACAAAAGGGATACCTTTATCTGGATAAGGATTTTCTTCTAATCTAATAAGAGTATCATTTACCCAGGTAGCTACGATAGGTTCTGTTACACCATTACCAGATTTATCTATATTACCCCAATACTCATATACATCCATCTCTTTTCTAGCTTTATCACTGAACTGGAAGTCTTTAGCAGAGTTTACTTCTCTATATAAACTATCAGAGTTTTCATTCGTATCTGAGTTAAGCTTTGCTAAATTCTTATATCTACCATCTGTCTTTAATGTAGAGAGGTTAGCTTTAAATCTATATATAACAAACTGAGCTTTAGATATATCACCTTTACATGTAGGGTCTATAAATATATCTATATTATCAACTACCTCTGCTGTAGGTCTATTAGTAATAGTTCTCATAAAGGTTTGTTCTTGCATAACAGTTTTAGTGGGAGTAGGTATTTCCATACCTCGTTGAGCTGCTTGAGTTACCATAGCAAGGTCAAGAGGAACTGGTACAGCTACAGGAACCATTTCAGTTACCTTTTCTTCTACAAACTCCCAACCAGTTCTAACAATTACTGTACCTTCTCTCTGGAATACTTTAATCATATTACTCATAAACTTATATCTGTTAAAGTCTCTACAGAACTGATAGTTAAGTAAATGTTCTGCTTGTTTAGCTCCATCTCTATCTTCATATGTAATAGGATTACATCTTACTATGTTAGGAGAAGATACAAAGGGTTCTATAAGAGAGGGGAACTGCCATTCATTCTGTTTACGAATATCCTGAGAAACAATAGAAGACCTACCCTTTTGCTCATTACCATAAGGGTCTCCATTATACTCTTTAACCCATTGAATACGTTTAGCATCCATTTCAGACTTAAAACTCTCAGTCTCCTGTAAGTCTGCTTTTAGTATTTTTAATATTTCTGAATTTTTCATAAGTATCTCCTAATTACGATATTTGTTCCATAAACTGTTCAGTCTTTTGTCCACCAAATTGTTGGTCTTTTAAGATACTCATAGCCTGTAAAGCATCTGGTTCATATACAGTCTGTTCCTGTAAAGCATACATCTGTTCTGGAAACTGGAATGAAGTCTTTTCTAACTGGTCTTCATTAACAGTATCAGGCTTAGATGCACTGTTGTTTGCAAGCTTCATATATACAGAAAGTCCTTGCTTTAGCCTACCTATAAATCCAGAGATACTCATCTCAGCAAAAGATGTTGTTGTTCCAAATAGAACTTTCATCGGATTTGTAATTATATCTAATACAGATAAAATATTATTAGACACATTATCTATAACATTTACAACAACATCTTTAACAAACATTTCGACAGTATACTCAGAAACAGCATTAATTAACCCTTCATCTAACGCTTTTAGTGCAAACTTTTTGAAAGCGTTCTGTACCACAGCCATTATACCTGTTATAGATGCTGCTAATCCAATTATCTGAGCTACCTGTCCTATTATTCTTACAAGTCTCATAGCAGACAGTCCCATCTGGCTGAGAATAATACCGCCAACAGTTAATACTAAAGCTCCATACCCTAATCCCATAGCTAGAGAAGCCAAAGAGAAGGCTGAAGGTCCTAATACACCTGCTGTAAATAGAGTTACTACAATAGCTGCTATAAAAATGATAATAGCTAAGAGTTTCTCCCACCAGGAAGCTTCTTCTGCTTTAAAGTCTGTATCTAAGCATTCAGCTACCATACTTACAAACTCATACCTTTTCATACTATCAACTTTATCTTTTATAAGCTTTCCATTGCTGAAGTATTCTCCCCAGTAAGAATGCTCTGCTAACTCTTCTTCCGTTAAAGAGTTCATATGTAAATCATACATACTATGTTTAATTGTAGTATCTATAATTATATTTTCTCTTTTTCTGTTTGTTATATATGAAGTATAGGTATCTATATCTTGGATAAGCATACTATCTTCATCAGCTCCAGTATACTCAAACTCATAAACTTCATAATATCCCAATGATACCCCAGCTAATGCAAAGTCTGATGTATTTTTTACGTCAGAAATAATAAGGTCTCCATTTGTATCAAATAGCTCTTCAGGAGGATTTTCATCAGCTTGGGAATAAGTAATGAAGCCTGAGTCTATAATAATCTTATTTCCTTGGCTATCTTTTGTGGAAACAAAGCATGACTCGGAAGAGTCTACAAGACTTAATACACCAAAAGAATTATCTAAGGAGGTAGCTATAGTTACAGGAGTGGTAGTTTTACCAACTATGAACTCAGGTGCAAGATTAGCTGCTATACTTACATCTCCTGTGTTAACTGTGTTAAATCCTACAACCTCTCTATATTCATCAGCAGATACAGTAATATTAGCTATATACTTCCAAGGACTACTAAACAGTCTTTCCATTAAAGCCACAGTATTGAACCCTTCAGACTCAATCTCACCTGCATCATTAATACCCCATATATCTGTAAACTCTGGTAAAACTCTTTGTGTAGGTCCACCATACACCAGTTTAACCTGATATTTAGTACCTATAATAAGGGTAGCATTTAATGTAGTAGCTAATTCAGGGGGGTTAACTAGATTAGTTATATCTCCAGAAGGAGTTTTATTACGGTTAAAATAGAACCAAGCTTGCTCTACTTCATCATAATCATTATCTTTTAAACTCTTACAAGAAGTACCTATAGCCTTAAGAAATCTATCTAATCCTTCATCCTCCACAACTTCTCCGCCTGTATAGAATTTAAGTTTATGGGAATAGTGTATACCATCAACATCAACTCCCCATCTTTTTCTGAATCTCTGATAGATAGTAGAGTTCATTCTAAAGTTATTGATAAGGGGACCTACATAATCCATATATATAAATGCGATGATATACTCCTTATTTAGTTACAGTCATTTCCTAAAGTAGGGCATGGACTATCACTGTTAAGATAATCCATAGCTACTACCCATTTGTCTACAAGTGTTTGATGCTCTGCTGAGTATACTTCAGAAGCAAGTAATCCTGAAATCATCTGAGAAGCTGCATTGGCAGCATGGTTACGTTTAGAATCTTCAAATGATACTCTTTGTCTTTTGGAGAAAGTAATCTCTTCAGCAATTTTACCACTACCATCAGCAGAGACAGGTAAACCATTACCATCCACAGTAACACTACCATTCTTCATAAATGCGTCAGATAAGATGCCATATCTCTGAGCTTTAACCATTTCAGTCTGATGCCACTTAAGACCTTCTTCCATAAGAGCTGTAGGTCTACATACATCAGAAGGGTCATAAGTAGATACTCTACCATTATCTCTTAGAGAACCTGCAATAAGAACTTCTTTCTTAGCACATTCAATCTCAGTTTCTTTCTCTAATTTACAGATTTGAGCCTTAGCTAATAAAACTTCTGCCTGAGCTTTCATAGCTTGTCCATGTAGGATAGCCATATTATACTCACCATCTCTTTCTTCTTTAGCCCATACCACAGCAGACTGCATAGATGTAGCAGATAAAGATGTAGCCATTTGAGCTATATTCTGAGCAACTATTTTAGCTTTCTCTTCGGAAGCTAACTCTAGGTCCTCAAAGAGTTCAAAGAAAGTTTCTTTAGTTCTCATGTATAAAGAACCTTCAGCCACAGTCTCAGCCATTAAAGCTTGATATTTTTCTATAACTGCTAATTCCCCTGATAGTCCAGTAGGAAGAGATATATTATCTCCGCAATATGTTGTAGCCATTTTATGTCCTTTATTTTAGGATAGTATACCCTATTGTAAATTTAGGGAACTGGAAGTCACTAGCTCCCCCCTCCATTTGAGAGAATAAGTATGTAGTTCCATTAGCACCTGTTTTAAAATACAGTGCTCGTAAGTTATGAACAACTTCTGGTCCATTATCATAGGTTTCTTCTCTAAATAGGATAAGTTGTGTGTATGTCATGAGATTTATATATACTTGAGGAACTGAAGAACCTGAAGGTACTCCGCTTGAAGCTACACCATCATAAGACCTAATAAAAGAACCTCCACCCTGCATATGCCCAAAATGGGAATCATATCCATCCATATTATAATGTAAAAATAATATTTCTCCTGGATTTAAAATAGGAAAGTCTGAAATAGAATTATATCCTGTACTAAACACTCTAGCAGGAATTTCATAATTACCACTTCTGATTACTTTCATCCCAGCAGAACCTAGTGTTGTATCTAAGATTTTAGTTGTACCAGAGAATATCTGAGTTCCAGTATTTTCAGAAGACTTAATATTTATACCAATACCGTGTGGTTTCTGATTAATTAACTGCATTACAGTACTTGCTGCTCGTCCAAAGTCTATCTTTTTATCTACACTGTTTATAACTGTAGCAGTTAGAAATTTTAAGGTTCTTACATCTATACCATTTACTATAAAGTTTGTGTTATTCATTATAATTTCATTATTATCTGGAGAAGTTCGTAAAGAATCAACTTCTCCATTATATTTAAAATTAAATACAACAAAATCTATAAAAGGTCTTTGCTTATTGCATGGAATAGCTAGATATTTATAAGTACTGTCAGGTTCTCCTCTTAACTCATCAAACTTTTTATTTCCTATTGCAGAGTCAAAGAATTTTCTTGCTGTCATTACTTCATTCCAACCACCTACATCATACTCAAAAAGGTCATTCTCATGAAATGTAGAGTAAGTCTTAGCGAAAGTAGCTGTAGTATTTTTATACATATTACATTCAACAGTATCTTCTGATGAATCTATAACACCATCAACTATTATATTGGCATAACCTTCTGCAAGTTTATCCATCAACTCTTGTGACATTTCATATGTATGATGTTTAAGGTATATATTACGCTTTCTCCCATCAATACCTCTAGAGTACTTTTCCCAGATATATCCTGTATAGGGTATAGTAAAAGTTTCATAAGTAACATAAGATACATCAGAGTGGAAGATAGTGTTATCAAACACTGGTCCTCTCATATCTACAATATCATGAGAACCAGATGTAATATGACATTGAGATTTATCATTGTACTTACCCGTGTAAAAACTCATCTTATATGTATCTCCCCATCATTAAGATTTATCATAAATGTATAAGTATTCTGGTCTGCTCCATTATTATACATTACACCTGCATTTACTACGCCTAGATTAGCCGCTAAAGCACTAAGAGTAGTAGTTTGAATACTATGAGCTAAGACTGTACCAGTTTGTATCATTCCCCCATTTATGGTCGTTATAGAGGCATCTACTTCTGGAGCAGTAATATATCCTGCATTTACTATATCTGTAATATCTTGTGTATGCTGAGCATATAATGTATCATAAGTACCAAACCTACTATTCAGCTCTGCATTACCTTCAAAAGTAACTGTAGCATTAAACCCTACCTTATGGTTTATATTATCTACATAAAACACAGGAAGAGATTCAGAAGTACTAGCTATCTCAAAATTATCTGCAAATACTCTAAAAGCAGACTGAGCTCCATATCCATCAGACACAGCAGAAGCCCTATACCCTGAAACTGCTGTTTGTCCTGAACTACCTGTAGCTTCTACAATAAGACTAGACCTAGCGATAGCTTCACCACCAATATCTACAGTGGCTTCATCTAATCTGTTTACAGAAGCCTCTATACGAGAATCTGAGACCTCTTTCCAGTTATTAGCACTCCAAGTAGGGTTATCACTTCCATTAGGGTTTAAACCATCATATCTACGCATAGTATTATTGCTATTGCTACTGTCATACCAAATATCACCATTCATCTTATAAGCTTCATCAACAGGTAATCCTGCATCAGTTAATGTTGGAGCCCAAGATTGAAACCATGTATTTACTTTACCATCAGCAGTGTCTTGAGCTAATAAGGCTAATTGATACGCTTCTTCTGCTCTACTATCTGTAATAGCTACAAAAGCAAAACCATTATCATCTGTATATGGGGTATCTATAGAAGTTTTAGTAAATCTCCATGAAGCTATGTATACTTTATTGAGGTTAACATCTAGTTCATATTTTACATAAGTATCCCCAGTATGTATTTCTCTTGCATTATCAGTTACCCAGCTTATATAAGGTTCAGCAGTAAGTATAATATCACCTGTAGCAGAAACTACATCTTGTACATCAAACCATGTCTCTACAACACCATCTGCTTGTTTCTGTAAATCATCTATACTTCCCCAGATATTTCCTATCTGAGAAGCTTGACTTTTCATATAAGCATTAAGAGATGAAGCACTTCTAGCAGCACTATAAGCTACAGAAGCTACAGCAGAAACACTTCCTTCAAACCATGCACCACCTAATGCAGAATCATTTAGATAAGCTCCTACTACTTCAGTAGAAACAGCCCTAGCATAGTCTTCTGTTGCATAAGTATCTTTTATCTCAACAATACCTGCTGCATTGTCATCAGACCTAGAAACTAAGGATGTTAGTTGAGTATTTTGTGTCTCATCACTATTCTCTAAAGAGATAACTCTAGCATTGTACCCATTCTCAAAGTTTTCTAAAGTATCTTCTATTTCTTGTAATGAAGAAACTAATAGACCATCAGGAGATTCAATAATAGACTCTATAGCTGTTTTTAACCAGGGAGGAATTTCTCCGAACTCATGTACTATATAAATATGGTCATTAACTAACATCCATTCATTTACCTGAGCTTCTACTTCGAACACATTTTCTACAGAAACATCTATATCTACAGAAGTTTGAGCTTCTACAGGAGTAGAGGTATTTAGTGTACTTGTATCAGCAAGGTAATCTAACTCTACTTCTATATCTCTCATTTATTCTCCTATATCTACCACATAGATTTGTGGTACTTGTGCATAGATTGTACCTTCTGTAGCTGTTGAAACATCTAATAATGCTTGACATGTTGGAGCTACAGGAAATCCATCTTCACCAAACTGTATGTTAGAAGGTAAATCTTTAGTCTGGTCTGCTGTAAGTGTAAGAAACATCTTCCCATTAGCATTATCTTCTGATGTACCTAAAGCCATAGGGACTTTAGATAGAAGAACTTGTGGGTCTATACCATAAGTAGATAGAGTGAATGTTCCTGTATCACTCATACTTAACTGTATAGGGTCAGTAGTCCCTGACTGTTTAATAATGAATGTACATTTAAATATTCTATTTTGAACTATTTTAAACTTAGCCATATTCTTCTCCTATATGCACAAAGTAAGTAACTGTTGTGTAAATATGTAGGCTGTACCTGTTTCTAAGGTATCGCCATTAGCTGTATACTTGATAAGATATACTTTATCTGTATTTGTAGAGTCTTGAATATAGTATTCATTATCTACAGCATAAGAGCTTCCAGGAACTAAAGCAAAACCTGATTTACAGTTAGCCTTAGTTGGGATACTATCCCCTAAATTGACTACTGTTGTAGGTCTTCCTGAGCTCATAGTTATTGCGTAAGCTACATCAAAAGGATTCATAACCTCTGTAATGTTAGCTGCATCAATAGCTTGAACATTTGTAGCAAATGGTATCTGTTCTCTCGGTAAGTCTCCCGAAACATCTAAAGA